CAATCCCGCCAGACTACCAGGTTCCCGCCAGCGATAGATTTACTGTGTTGTGAGGTTCCCGCCAAACCGGGGGGGCCATCCGCACACCAAAAAACCAATCCGCGAGCGGCAACGCGTGCGGAGATAGGGTGTCCGAGCAGGCTTCCTTGGCGGGAACCTCGCCTCGTTCGGACACCCTTCTTTTTGCTGACCCCTCACTCGAAACCGCAGATCTCCTAAACGTCGAAATCCTTTCTGTCGGTACGTGGACCACCATGGCCGGCCAGCAGGTCACGTTTACCCAAGCGGACCTCGAGGAACTCGCATCCAACTTCCACGCACTCGCCGATCGCGTCAAGCCGCCGCTCAAACTCGGCCACGAAGCCGACGACAAACAAGAGCTCCTCACGGGGCAGCCCGCGTTGGGCTGGATGGAGAACGTGCGACACATCAGCGGGAAGTTGCGCGCGGACTTCATGCGGGTGCCAAAGAAATTCCACGCGCTCGTTGAAGCCGGCGCCTATCGACGTATCAGCGCGGAGATTGCCCGCAACTGGACTGATTCCGTGACGGGCAAAACGTACGGTGCCGTGATCAAGGCCGCGGGTGTTTTGGGTGCCGCGGCCCCTGCCATTTCCAATCTACGTGACCTCATGAATTTGTACGGGCGCACCGCCGACGGCGAGTTGGTAGCGACCCAAGTCTACGCACTCGCTGACCCCATTGCCCAAGGAGGGCTCGACATGTTGAACGACACGCAGGTGGCGAAACTGCTCGCCGACGTGGAATCACTCAAGACCGCAGCCGCGACAAACCAGCAATTCAGCGAAGGAATTCGAAAGGCGTTGGGCATCGATGACAACGCCGACCCGGTTGCCGCGATTGCATCTCTCAAGAAAAAGGCCGTCGACAGCGCGGACATTCTGGCCCAAGCGGCGGATGAGAAGTTCGCGGGCGAAGTCGACGAGATCATCACGAAGGCGAAGAAGGACGGAAAGCTTTTGCCCGCGGGTGAAAGTGCCGTGCGCCTGATGGTCAAGGGATGGGCGCGCGAGGCCGACGAGAACGAGGGCGTGCTTTCGTTTTCCGTCACCGACGCCAAGAGCAAGAAGGAAAAGAACATCAGCGGCAGCGTCACCGAATGCCTGACCGCGTACTTCTCGGCGCAACCGCAGGTGCTTCGCATCGGCACCGAGTTTGGCCCCGGCCAAGTGTCGCGCGACCCCGCGGAAGTTAAGCGGATGATCCCGCGCGACGTTGCGTCCTTCGTAACGGAAGGGCACAAGCAGGTTGCCATCGACACGAGCTCGCTCAAGCGCCATGCCGCAGTGGAGGCCCACATGCGCGAGAACCCAGGTACGAACTACTTCACGGCGTTCCACAAAGTGACCGACCAGTACAACGACGCCAACAACGAGTAACGGAGGAAAACGACAATGACTGTAATCACTCTTCCTGGCGATTATATCGGCTACTCGGGGTCGTCGTTCGCGGCGGTCGTGGGTGTCGCGGCGATCACGAACCCGGTCGCGTGCGTCGTGTTCAGTGGCGTCAATCCACAAGAAATCATCGTCTCATCGGCTGTGTCGCAAATTATCGCCGGGTTCATTTTTGAGCCTGGCGCGTCTGCGACTAACCCGATCGCGATCGGCGACCGCGTAACGGTCTACACGAGTGGACACGTATGGGCGATGGCATCGGCGGCGCTTGGCTTAAGTATCATGGTTGGCTCGGCGGCCGGCGGCAAGATTGCGGCGGCAACTGTGGCGACCGCATACGTTGGGCGCACCTACGGCGTGGCTGCGGCGGACACCGAATGGGTGCCGATTCTCATCAGCCTTGGCTCCGGCATCTAACCGGAAGAAACAGGAGAATACGAAAATGAGCAGAAACGCTTTGGGAATTCTCGAAGGCGCACAGTCGCCACACGAAACCGACCTCTTGTATCTGTCGGAACAAACCGGCGATCCCGATTTGCAGTTTGCGCGGTCGAAAGACCTCGCGTTGCAGGTCGATCTTACGAACATGATCCGCGCGTACAAGCCAGAAAACTGGACGTACATCGGTGATACCGTGGCGCCACGGACGCCGGTTACGTCCAAGTCCGGACGATACAAGACGCTGGGGCAAGAAGGTTGGGACATTGATCTCTCCGACTTCTTGTCCGACGAGGGCGAGCCCACGAGCTTGGCATTCGCGGTTGGGAACGTCGCGTACTACATCGATCCCCACGGAATGAAGACGTTCGTCTCCGACGAGGCGATGGACGAAAACATTCCGATCAACGCGGCGACAATCGCGGTGAAGCGCTTGCAGCAGGCGTGCCTCTTGCGCCAGGAAATCCGCATTCGAAACCTGGCGGATGCAACCACCAACACGATCACACCCGGCACCGACTGGGACACCTCGGCGACGATTCACACCGACGTCGCGGCCGCCCAAGAGATCATACAGCCCGCATTGGGGCAGCGCGCGAACATCATCGCTCTCGGCGATCACGTCATGGATCAAGTGGTCGGTAACGCGAATATGATTTCGAGCATCGCCGCTGCGATGGCGGCAACCGATGGCCGCAAGCTCCTCGGTGTGGCAACGGGCAGTGGGATTGCGGAAGTCACCAACCCGTGGGGCATGCGTGTCATTCTCCCGAATGCGTTCTACAACACCGCGGCACCTGGCTTGGCGCGCGTCAAGGCACGTGTCTGGGGTGACGACGGCTTCATGTTCTACGTCGACAACGAAACCTTCACATCGACATGGGCCGTGCAATTTGAGTTGCTCAAAGAGACGATCGTTCGATGGCGCGACGAAATGCGCGGCACCGGCGGCTGGTGGTACAAGATTATATACAAGCGCGTCGCGAAGGAGATCACACCGGAGGCCATCGTCAAGTTGATTGACCTGACATAACCAGGGAGGAAGCCCATCATGGCAGAGAAAGAAAAGAAAACGCCGGTCGCGGGTCCGGGGCGGCAACTATTCTACGTCAAAAACCCGATCATGCTCGGACAAGTAAAGTTTTTCGTTCGCGTAATTGGCTACGACGACACCAAGGGGAAAACAGCACCCTACGTGATCGGTCGCGGGCACGTGATCGACGTGCCTACTACGGGCGTGGAAGCGGCACTCGAGCGGTGGTCCACCAACAAGTGCATTGAACCCTACAACAAGGACCGGCACAGAGACGCGATCACCGACCCCGTACAGTTTGCGACGTTCGAACAGATCGAAGACGAGCCGGAACCGGTCGCGGCCAGCACAGCGCTGTCTTCGCAGTCCAAGGCGATCATCGACCCAGAAGACCCGCCAGTCTTGGACGTCCAGAAGAAAAAGCACAACCAGTCTACGACCATTTCTGGGGCGAAGGCGAACTACTAGCGATGCGTCACCTCGTTGGCAAGCAAGGCCTGGTCGTGCCCTTTGGTCGCGTGACGGCTGAAGTCGGCGGGCACCTCATGACGTACCAGCAGGGCCAGGGCATCCCGCCCAATGCGGTGATTACCGCGGTGGTGGGCGACAACGAGAACGATCCCGCGCGGTCGACCGCGAAATTGTTGGAGACGATCGGGATTAAGAGCGAGAAGCCCGAGAGCGGGTCGAAATAATGGAGTACAGCCTTCTTGATATACACGGCTCCGTTACATCGCCGATTTTATCAACGGCCATGTCGGGACTCACGACCCCTGTCTATCCAGCGGCATCCTATGCATGCAAGTCGAGCCGGGCGGCGTGTCCACTTTTTGTGACCGCTGAGGGCATTATTGTGGGTGCGACTGGAGGCGATGGAACCAGTTCCGTCACCATTCGATGCTGTGGCATGGGGACCGCTGCCGCCATGACCGCTGCAACCGACGCAAACCGCCTATGGGCACGCGGCGCGAAATTCTTTGCAGAATCCGATGCAGCGATCGTTATTCAGGTCGGTGCCGCGCCGGCTGATCAACCCATCTACGCGTCCTTCGGTGTTGGGACATTCCCCAATCCAATAGTGGCGCCCTTTGTGTCGCTTCGCATATCGAATGCTGGAACTGCCTACACGGGCGGAACTCTTACGATTCACACAATCTCTATCTGGTGTTGATTCATGTTTGTGTGACGCCTCGCGCTTTTGCTTTCGTTTCTCTTTCTCGCCGCGGAGGTCGCGTTGCTCAAGACCTGCATAATTCGACCCCGCGTGGACAACTCGCCCAACGACTGGGTTACGTTTGGTTCCGGCGCGGACCACGCAGCACGCGTCGGCGACTCCCCACCGCTTTTGGCAACCGGCCTTCAGGCGAATGCGCCGAATATGAATGAGGCGTTTTTGCTCACCCCCACGCCATATGATTTCACGTCGTGTGTCAGTGGGCGGATTTACGCCTACCAGCATTTAACGGGGACCTTTTCCCCCGCATACGAAGCAAGCGTTCAGCTCGAATTTCCACCCAGCGGCGGCCATCACGACCCGATCGGGATAGCGCTCAACATTTCCAACGGGCAAGCAACGCAAATCTTCGTCTACCCGTTCTCGAGTGCGCCCGTGCCGATCACGAAATCCATGGCCGATGTGATGGTGATGTCTCTCGCCTCGCACGGCGGCGCCTGGCCCGGTGGCGGCGCACACGACCTCTATGGCATCTGGGTGGAGCTTGACTACTTCGTCGCGGGCACGTACAGCGACTGCTTGAACCGCCCCATGGTGGACCAAGCGGAAGCCGAATCGCGTTGTCAAGACGATCTCGTGTACGGCCGCGTGGACACGTGGGTCGATGGGTTGCGTGTCAAGTTCCCGCTCGTTCGCTACTTCACCTATGCGTTGCATCGCCAGTGCACGCCCGAGACGGCCGCCGCATGGGACGCCTATGCGGCGGCCAACAGCATCGATCCCGAGGTCGCATACATCCACCACGCGGGTGTCCGTCGCGCGCCCAGCCCCAGCGGCTGGTACATCATGAACATGGGGAGCGCACAATACCTGGCATGGCGCCAGCAGCGTACCGCAAACGCCCTTTTGGGCACCGAGTTCGGCGAGGCTCCGCATACAACGGGGCCCATGGACGGCACGGTGTACGACAACGTGCTGGCCTACCCCGAGTTTGATGCGGCGATTCCGCCTGTTGCGTTGGCCTTGGACCCCAACCCGCGCGTGGGCGATTCGGACGAATACGCAGGCGACGCGCAGGGCTATATGGACGACTGCGCCGCCGACGCGATTGGCACCCAGACCTTTATTACGAACACGCTCGGAAAGGTCGTTGCGCCCAACTTCGGCGACATTTCGTTTGCGATGCGTACCGACGCCCAAACCCTAGTCATCATCGACTCAAGTGAAATTATCCAGTGCGAGATTGCGCTGCGCTACGACCAAGGGAAGCTCGATGTCCCGAATGCGACCGACGCGCTTGCACGCTGGGCGTTCATCGACGACCTCTGCGGCACACAGGCAAAGCAATTGATGGCCGACGGCTTCCTGGACCAGCCCAAGACCGAAGCCGCCAAGGACCAGTCGAAGATGGGTGTTTCGTCCTTTTTCCTTCTCGCTCACCAGCCACGCCTGTACGCGCGCTACGTGAACGACCTGGACGAGTTTATTGTGCCCATTTCGACCTGGGAGCAAAACGACTTAATGCGCGTCGCACGCGCCCAGCTAGGCGAGCCCGTAGGCCCTCGAACGGAAGTCGCCGTTGTCTCCACGCAGCTACGGCTTTTCGTTCGTGAGTTCGAAAACGGGCTCGTCTACCTGGCTCTCCAAAAGATCGGAACGAGCGGCAACGACGTGGTGACCGTGACGCTGCCGCTACCCAAGGTCCCGCTTCTCCCTGGCGCCGCCTTCGGTGCGGCCGTCACGGTCCTCAATTTCTCGGTCGGCGACGGGGCCATTCTCCTAAACGACGAAGTGGAGACGATGGACACGCTGCTGATCGCGCGCACCGGCCATGTCGCATTGACTGCACGCGACGGAAGCACCGAATTGGCGGCTCGTACTGGGCACGTCCTCTTGGAGGTTCAGTAAATGTACCCGCGCGTTTTTCCCATGCACGCAGGCGATCTTCGGCCAATTCTCACGGGCCACCCATTGGTCGAACAGTCGGAAATCGTATTCAACCTCACCGGCATGGTGACGTGCCGATTCTTCATGCTCAACCTACATACCGACCTTCTCCAGATAAACGGCGTTGCGGGTGTCGTGGATATTATCGCCAGTACCCTTTCGTACACGTGGATCTTAGGTGACACCAACACCGCAGGCCATTACGCGACCTGGTTTCTGGGCTACTACGGCCCCATTTCAACCGTTCCCCAAACATTCGAAGGCCCCGAGGTTCTGATAACAGCGCACGGAAAGCGCCTGGTGTACTAGTGCCAACCTACGTCACGTATACGGACGTCACGATTTTTCAGCGCGACTTCATGCCGTCGTCCGCCGACGGCGTTTTCCCGCGGCTGATCGAACGCGCGGCGCGAATTGCGACCTCGTATATCGACATGCGGCTTGCCACGCGTTACACCGTTCCGTTCACCGCTCCATACCCCGAGATCATCGTGACGATCTCGGACCTTTTGACCAAGTGTGCCGTGGCCGCACTACAAGCACGGCGCGCCGTCGTGTTTCCGAAGGCCGGGAAAGGCACCCGTGGGGGCACCGACGAGTGCGCTTTGGGGCGTGAAATGCTGGACGAGCTGGCCGAAGGCGACGCCATTATTCCAGGCCTCACCTTAAGTGCGACGGGCTTCCACACGCGCGATGGGTACGTGCCAATTTTCGACGTCGATAGTTCTGTGAATCACAGGCCCGACTCGGAACTATTGCGGAAAATCTCTCGGGGGCGCCGTTAACGTGGCCTTCGCCGAAATCAGAATTGATACCGACCAGGCGGCCAAGGACCTGACTACGATGGCGCGTGCGTTGAAGATCGCGGGACCCGCACAGCTTCGTAAGCCCTTGGCCCACTGGGGCGGATACATGTTGGTGCGGACCGATTTGCTATTCGCGACCGGATCACGAGATGGGGTGCGCTGGCCGCGATTGAAGGAATCGACCAAGGCCTCGCGTCGTGCCCGTGGGGTGAAGGGGGCCTCCCCCCTGGATGCAACCGGGGCCTTGCGTCGGTCCATCAAGACCGAAACCGTCATGGGTATTGGCGTCCCCGAGCAACGCGTGTTCTCGAACAACCGCCTTGCCGCGATTCACCAGGAAGGAGCACTTATTGGCCCGCGCACAATTCGCCCCAAGACGGCCAAAGCACTTCGCTTCGTGATCGGCGGGCAGGTGGTGTTCGCCCGGAAAGCGGACATAAAGTTTACCGAAATTCCCGCGCGCCCGATTGTCTTTATCTCGCGGCGTGACCGCGAAACCGCAACGCGCTACGTGCGCGAGCACGTGCAAACACTCATTCGCAGGGCGATCAAGGTATGAGCGGCGGTTACGCCCTAGAGTTCTCGGACCTGTTGATAGCGATGAAACAAGCCCTACTTGCACAAACGGCGCTCCCGTACTTGAACGACTGCCGAATTTACAACGGCCCGTGGTACTTGGGGCCGTGGAGCAATTACAGCGTCTACTTGCGCCCAATGGGCTCGCCAGAGGTCGTGATGGCCGAGGACGGCGGCGCGGGAGTCACGAAACACGCGATCCACGAGGTCGCGATCGAGGCGTGCATGTCCATCTCCAACCCAAGCGACGAGGATTCCGTTATTGGCCGGACTGGCGCGCGCATTGGCATCACCACCTTTGTCTCCCACCTGTGCGAGTTCTTGGAGAACAACACGCTGGGACTTGCGAACAACCAGCTCGAACACGGCGCGCCACCAACCTGCGAGTTCCCCGGTAACGCATACGGAGTTGTCGAAGCCGATACGGACATTTGGCTACAGGTCGCGCGCGGAATCTACCGCGCCCAAACCCGCGCTTTCTACAGGACCGGAACATATTCCTAGGAGGAAAAAGAAATGACTGTTGTATCTGGAAATCTCGTTGTCGGTAACGCAACCATCTTTGTCGGCGTCGACCTGGGGGCGATAAAAGACGGCATTATGATCACGCCGACGTACACGGTGTTCAACGTGGACATCGAGCAGGAATCGTTTCCATCGCGGTACTGGTACACGGACAAGCGATTCACAATCGAGTTCACATTGTGCGAGCCCACGTTGGAAAACATCAAGATCGCGTGGGACCTTTCAGGAGTTATCACTGGGACCAACCCGCGCGTGTTGGACATCGGCACATCGGCAGGAACGGACTTCGTTCCGACCCCGCGGATTATCATCGCGACGTCATTCACGCCGGGCGGCGTGGGGGGCACCTTGTTCACGCGGAGCGTCACGTTCCACAAGGCGCTGCTCGAAACGCCGGGAGCGACGACGTTTACCAAGCGCGCCGAAACATCCATGAAGACCACGTGGAACTGTGCCCTGGATACGGCTCAAACGCCGGATCGGGTCGGCATCTTTACCGACGCGACTGCCTAGCGATGGCAACAATTCTCGGCAAAACATATGCCGAGGAACGGGTGATCATCAACGAGCTGTCCGGGCTGCATCCGTATTTCGAGGTATGCCCGAACGCCATCGTGTTGGGCTCATGGTGGTTCGACATCATGACCGCGGCGGTTCTCATGTCGCGCTGTGTCTGGTTCCCCATGCAGTCGGTGATGGCGGGCACCTACACGGGCGGTATCGAGGTGCCAGCGAATCGGCTCGTGTGCGCTGGAAAGTTCATCGGAAAAACGGGGAATGTGTTCATCAAGTACACGATCGGTGGGCGGCCCGGGAATGAGTTGCAGGAGTTGGTGCGCGCGTTCATCAGGACACAGCTACGCCCGAACAACGCGGAACGCCTGATGGCCGCCGACAAGCTGGTGGAAATCTATCTCGAAGCCAAAGAGGCGTCGAGAAAGTACACCAAGGACTTCCAAGGAGCAGTTCAAGTCAACGCAGGGAGTTAATTATGTCGCGCACGGAAATCCAAGTGCTTCTAAACGAGCCGATCGTGGTGGTGATTGGGGACGAGGCCAATCCACGACGCGTAGAGATCAAGGAGCCGTCGAATCATGAGCTTGGCGAGTACCTGGCCCTGTTAAACGCCTCGGTGTTGCGGTTCGTCAAAGGAAACCTCCCGCTCATTCAGGCGGCACTTGCGGGTCAGGACGTAACGAAGCTTGGCATTCAGCTTGAGGAATTGGCAACGGTTAGCGAGCACGTGACGGCCAAGGTGATCGGCGAACCCGTGGAGTACGTGCGGGATAAAATGAGCCTTCGCCAGTCGATTGCAGTGACCAAGGCGCTTCTAGACGTGATCGGCTGGGAGTTCATCAGAGAAAATTTTCAGATGGCCACGAAGGCGTGGAACGCGACGACGCCGAAGGGGAAGAACGGCGCGGCGCCATCGTGGCTACAAGGATCATCTCCGACGTCGCCCGGGAGTACCAGCTAACGCCACATGCGCTTTGGTACGAGCACTCGCAGTCACAACTGCTACTCCTTTGGCGCATGTCGTTGAGGAGGAGGCAGGAGAACTTGGCTCACACCGCAGTCATCATGCACGCGGCAACGGGGGCGGCGATCGTTAACACGATCTCGGGGAAGGAAACGCCGTCCTTCCAGAAGATGATCGACGACCTTTTGAGCGAGAACGAACGCGCGCCGATGATCCAAGACGAGACGGCACTCGAGGCGTTGCAAGTGACCCGCGCCCCAGCCACGGATGAATTGGCAGACCTGAAGGAGTTCTAGCAAGTGGCCCGGACCGTCGACGAAGTACTGGTAAAAATGGGGATCGACCCCGCGGGATGGACGCGGGGGCTCGCCACCGCTACGACCGCGACCAACCGCTTTGTCAGTAATTTGCAGGCGAATAGCAAGGCACTTGCCGGGCTCTCGCTGGGCGGGGCGCTCTCATTCGCCGGCATGCAACGGACCATTCGCGACGTCACCAACGAAGCGGCCGCGCAAGAAAACGCCATCACCAAGCTCACGTCGAACCTTCGCCTCGATCAACGCACGCGCGCGGACTCCATCGGTATTCTCACCCGCCAAGCGGATGCCATGCAGCTCGTGACCGAGTTTTCAGACGAGCAAGTCATTTCGGCGCAGGCGACGCTGGCCGCCTTCGGTCAAACCGACAAGGCCATCGAGCAGCTCGTCCCGCGGGTATTGGATCTAGCCGCGGGCTTCAAGGACGTCGAAGGAAACTCGCTCGACCTAGACACGGTGTCGAAGGCGCTGGGGAAAGCGCTCAATGGAAATTCGGGGGCCTTGCAAAAACTCGGCATCGACCTGAATTTGGCTAAGGGCGAAACGCTGACCCTCGACAAGGCGATCGCCTCGATTGACCAGCGTTTCCAGGGTGCCGCCGAAGCGGCCGGGAAAACCTTCTCGGGCCAGATGAAGATTGCCACGCATCAGATCTCCGAAGCCAAGGAAGCAATCGGATTCGCACTCCTCCCGACCATTCTGCAACTCACGCGTGCCGTGGTGCCGATCGTTAAACGCTTCGCCGAATGGGCGGCGGCGCATAAGGATATTGTGTTGTTGATCGTGGGCGGCGGAATTGGCGGGACCGGCTTGATTGCGGCACTCGCGACACTGGGGCTTGCGATCGGCGCACTCGGCGGTCCAATCACACTCGCCATTCTAGGAATCGGAACGCTTGTCGGTGGCTTGGTAGCATTGGGTCTTGCACAG